TTTTGAAACTATTCAAACTGTTCGTAGACCTATTCCTCAACCAGAAGAAAAGGTTGAAGTTAAACCAATTATAAAGGAAGAGGTAAAGCAGGATCTATTCAGAGATGATTTAAAAAGAGCACCAAGGATTAAGAAATGACTTTAAGAACACACAAAATTGAAAAGAAGAACCCACAACATAATCAAGAATGGAGTTGGGAAGAGACACCAGAGTTTGTAGATGCTCTATTAAAATTAGAAACATCTAGTGAACTGGTGAATAACATTAAGATACCTACATTGCATGTTCAACGATGATTATGAAGAATATGGTGAGATTCCATTAAAGGATGGTTATGATCCAAAGAAAAAGTATTACAAAAATTATTTGATTATGGGACAGTTCTTCTTTAAAATACAAGAAGCGGCATGGTGGTTTGTTGCTGAACTAGAAGATGCACTATATCCTTATAGGGATAGAGAAGTGGATAAACCTTTGTGGGCAGAAAACTATGATGAGGTTAGTGTTGATGAACTATCATACCTTAAATCTCAAATGGAATCTGCTAACCAGAGAATTGAGAGGTTGCAGAGTGAAATGATCTTTGTTCAATCTTCCATAAATAGTCTTTCCGATAAGAGAAAAATCTCTATTAAAAGCGATCAAATCAAATCCAATGAAAGACAAGAAAGCAGCGAAACTGCTAATCAAACGAGCAAAGAAACATCCTAACTGGTATACAGAAGAAGAAGTAAAGTTTGCTAAAAGAGTTAAAAGAGAAATCAAACAGGAAAAGAAACTACATGATGAGCAATCAAGACTCACTGAAGGTGAACAGGAATGAAGACGGTTCATTTACTTGTGAGTGGGATAGAAATGACCCTAAGTGGAAGTGGTTAAACGACTTGACATCACAGCAATTAGAGGTTATTATTGATCAAGCAATGAAGGAGAATCCTTATGTCGAATGAAGAGTATATTAATTATACTTTGAAGAACTTAGAAGAATCGGTTCGTGAAGCATTGGAGTCTGAGGCAACTCCAAAAGAAGTTTATGATACAATCATAAATGAGATTGAAAGGACTGCAAACTATCATAGAGCATGTCTTAACACTTCTGCAAAAACATTATCACTCTTTGAGGATAATATAGAGGTTAATGATTCTTATGATGACTTTGAGAATCCTAATCCACCTCAAAATGTAGTTTCATTCAATGCTGTATCTCGTAAGATAAATGAAGCAAAGAATGAGAGTCAGTGGAAAGATTTCTTTAAACCATCAATGGATGAGTTTAAGAGTGCCGAAGAAGGTGCTGAATGGGTTAAGAAAAATGGTGGTTATGAATACACTCCTGAAGTGAAGAACGATGACCCAACTACTTGGCCAGATTACACTGAACTAAAAGATCAAACTGATAACAACAAAAAAGATGCTTGAAATTAACACTACCAAGAATAAAGAACTTGGTTTATGGGAGATAACTGCTACTCTTAATCTTCCACCTATTACTGTTACTAGGTTAAAGAAAGATAAGAGTGACATTGAATATGAATTGCGTGATGCTTTTACTGACGTAGTTCGTGAGATTGTAGAAAAGCATTGTGATGAGGAAGTTTAATGGCATTATCAAACCAAGTAGCAGACTCAATGAAGGATGCTCAAAGTGATCTAAGAAATGCACTTGCATTTGCTGCTAGAAGTGAAAGACCTATGGTGGTTAGTGTAATTGCTGATTTAATACACCGTATTGAATCGGTTATGAGTACAGACGATCTCCTAGATAGGTTAGATGAACGTATGCCAGGATCTAGTGGTTCTTTTGGCACATTTGTTGATCCAGATCGTGACTAACATGTCATAATATTGAGCAATCCGAAAGGAATTATAAAGTTTATAGATAATTATATAACTAATGTTATAATATCCTCACACTTATCCTAAATGCCATGATTAACTTAGACGAACGATACCACGACTACTTAACAAATCCAACAAAGAAGTTTCGTATTGATGGTGTAGGAGAAAAAGTTACTGGATATGGGTATCATTGTGAGGATGGTGACATTGCAGGACATTATATAACAACAGAAAACTATAAACTCTTTTATAATAGGAATGAGCAGTTTGTTAGGATGGAAGCACTTAGAGAGGCAGTGATTGAGGCATAACCGATAAATAATGAGGATTCATCAGGTTAATTATGACTAAGGAAATCAAACACGACTTAGACCATGAAGTTTACTTAGATCCAAAGGATCATAAGGAGCATATTAATCATGGTATGTTGGAATACAGTGAAGAGGATTTAAAAACTTCTCATGCTTATTATGATGAGTATCATAAGGGAGAAGAGCCTGAGACAGGCATTAATGATTACCATTTAAGGCATCAAGATAAAAAATTAGATCAGTATTGCGACAATCATCCTGACGCATTTGAATGTAGAGTTTATGACGAATGACTGAATTAACTAAAACATGGAAGGATCGCATTCAAGAATTGGATGGATTTGATTGGTGCATACTACCATTCATATACCTTGAAGCATTCGTAGTGAACATACTACATAATGCTGATATCAAAGTACCTGATAGCGTATCGTTAAGGAAAGAGGATAATACACCAATACCACCAGTTGTGGTAACTGAGGAGGTGGCAGTTGAAGAAGTGTCACAAGAAGAGCAGCGTCCATCCATTACGGATGTATAATAGAAGAGCGAAACAGTTAAGGGTTCAACTACTCTGACAGTTTTGAGAGGTAACTGATGTGGTTCCTATGCCCGAACATGAGGACTATCCAGTAGGATAGTTATTCCAAACTCTCAGTAGGGGTTCAGGTGTAAGCGATTCCCATAGGGTAAATTTGGGCATGACTGGTGAAACCAGCGTAGATGCCCCACGTTCCTCTCAAACAAGAAGCAGAGACATGACGTTGAATTAAAATTACATTACCCTTAATGTTTCGCCCACTCTTTATTATGAATTAAATGGCAACTCGTTCTCGCATCGCACTACAACTGAATGAGACTTCATTCTTGTCAGTGTATCACCATTGGGATGGTTATCCACAGTGGTTAGGGGTTACTCTTAATAAGAAGTTTAACACAAGGGAAAAGGTTGCAGAATTAATTGATGGTGGTGACATCTCATGTTGTGATTCTGATACTGATTGGAATAACAACAAGTTAGATGAATCTCAGGTTCAGTATTATAATGATAGAGGAGAGAACACTGCACCAAAATTTCATGAGAATATAGATGATTACTTTTCAATCGGTGAAGAGTATGCTTATGTATTCACACTTGATCATGAATGGGAGTGTTATGCATTAAACCATAGTTATGATGATAACTATAATGTTACAGACACTAACATAGTACCAAAAGAAATCCCTACTGAATATCCAGTTGAATAAGTGTCACAGGGTGCTACCACAGCACCCTTTTTTCATGTATACTAATAGTATCAAAACAATTAAACCTTATGACCCTTACAGCAGTTAAATTTGAAGACGGCACAACTCTTACCGATAGAGTTTTGGAGTGGACAGAGCAACTATGTGAGTCATTAGAGAAGAATTATAGAAATTATCATGTAAGAACATTAAATGGAAATCTACATGGTAACTATCCAGAGTATGCACAGAAGCAACTTGATGAGATAGAAGATGGTACTGCTAAGTTAATGAAGTTTAGAATACAAAATGGTAAGAAGTATTATAAGATCATTCAACAGGATTACGATACATTTCAAGATCGTAATGAGTATCGTGATGGTAGTGTTAATGCTTTCATAGATAAAAAGACAGGTGAGGTTTATAAACCAGCATCATGGAAGTCACCAGCAAAACATGTTCGTTTTGATATGAGAGTTATTAAAGACAGAACATTACTCCATGACCCCAACTTTACTGATTGGGCAGGTGGGTATCTTTACATGAGGTAATTACTATGGCATGGATAGGTTCATTAATCATCAAACTTTTAGAATTATTTACTGAGGAGGAATCCCAAAAATGAAAAACGTTTCAGCATTAGCAGCATTGTTGCTATTCACACCAACTGCAGCATTTGCAGATGGGTATCAACCAGGTTATTCACATCAACGTACTTGTCTTAGAAGTGAGTATCGTGAAGAGTATATACCAGGAACTGAAGGAGATCCTGGTTATGTAAGATCATGGAAGGAAACTATTGAAGTTCCATGTGAACCTCATTCTAGTGCATCAACACCACCATCAACATATCGTAGGCACGTTACTGTCTATGAGGATGTTGATACCAATGATTGTTCAGAAGGAAC